AACCTACCTGCTGTTGGAACAGGTGCAGGAACATCAGGCACTGCAAACCAAAACGCCAACTTTGGTGTTATTGTTGCAGGTCATGGTTCTGCTGTTGCGACTGCTGAACAACTCAGCAAAACTGAAACATACCGTGACCCTGACAGCTTTGCTGACATCGTGCGTGGTATGCACTTATATGGTAGAAAGATCCTCAGACCTGAGGCAATCGTGACTGCCAAATATAACGCAGCTTAGGGGGGGATTTTACAATGGCTACAGTTTCTTCATTAGTTGTTAGTGCTAGAGGTGTTGGAAACCCAAGTAGGAAACCTTACTTTGTTCAAACCACTCTAGACTTTTCAAACTCTGCTATCAGTGGACTATCTGCAGGAGACATCGTGCAAGCGATAACTATACCTGCTGATACATGCGTGATGTATGCAGGGGCTGAAATGATCGCATCCGTTCAGTCAGGCGCTGACGGTAACACCGTAAACTTAGGTTTATCAGACGTAGATCAGTACGTAGCAGGGATAGACATTGATGATGACGCATCTAACTTGTCATCAGGCATTGGCTACCTTACTCCTGCATCTACAGCTTCTGTGCCTGTTTTATTAGGTGCTGCTGATACGCTTGATCTTGAATTACAGGCTACATCGACTGCTCCAACCGAAGGCAAGATCCGTATTTTTGCTATGCTCATGGACGTATCTCCAATAGGCAACGAAAATACAGTGCATTTTGCTGCTGATGGTGCTGACGAAGTAGACAGGGATCTACTAGCTTAACTTTTCAAAATGTTTGGGGCAGGGCAACTTGCCCCTTACACTATCAGGACAAGGTGAATGGCAACTTTTTTATCATTAACAAATAGTGTATTAGCGAGATTAAATGAAGTGCAACTCACCTCTTCTAACTTCTCCAATGCGAGAGGTATACAGGTTCAAGCACAAAACGCTGTTAATGAATCAATACGATATATAAATCAAAGGGAGTTTCAGTATCCCTTTAATCACACCACTAAATCACAAACATTATCTCCAGGCATAGTTAGATACAGTATACCTACTGATGCAAAGCATGTAGATTATAATACAGCTAGGATAGTTAAAGACAGCACCATAGGAGCATCAGGTGCAAATCTAAGGATAATGCAATACAACGAATATGTTAATAACGAAAGCATAACACAAGAAGACGAGATAGTTACAACAACACTAGCTGAAGCATTAGATGCTAGTGAGACAGAAATAGACCTTACAAGTTCCACAGGCTTTGATACTGCAGGAACTATTTTTATAGAAAACGAAGAGATAACATACACAGGTATTAGCACCAATACATTAACAGGTTGTACACGAGGTGCTAACAGCACTACAGCTGCCACGCACGACAACGGCACATCTGTAGCACAATTCGATAATGGCGCTGTCCCTAGATACATAGTAAGAACACTAGATAATAACTTCTTATTGTTTCCGTTTCCTAATAGAGCCTATACATTAAAGTTTGACTACTTTGCTTTTCCTACAGATCTTTCTGCACACGGTGACACGACAACAATACCTGCACGATTTGATCCTGTAATTATAGATGGAGCTACAGCTTTTGTTTATCAGTACAGAGGAGAAACAACACAGTATCAACTTAACTTTAGTAGGTTTGAGCAAGGCATAAAAAACATGCAAAGCTTGCTCGTGAACAAATACGAGTATGTGCGTTCAACAATGATACAACAGCCTACAGGATACTTTAGCTCAGGAGCGTTAACCTAATGCCTGATCTTTCGCAGACAAGTCCTGCTGCGTTTAACTGCCAAGGTGGACTAGTTCTTAATAGATCTACCTTCTTAATGCAACCTGGTGAGGCACTAGAACTACAAAACTTTGAGCCTGATATTGAAGGTGGCTACAGAAGAATAAACGGCTTTAGTAAATACGTTAGTGCTGTAGTGCCACAAACAAGTTCTGCTACAGAAAAAATTTTAATGGTAGCTACATTTGGTGACTTTGTAGTTGCAGCTAGAGGAGAGAAAATATTCACTGCTACGGCAGGTGGCTCTAGTTGGACAGAACGAGACAGTGGTAGAACAAATGCAGGGACGTATGGCTTTGAACGATTTAACTTTGACGGTAATGATAAGTTAATAGTTGTTGATGGAGCAAATGCTCCTACTGTGTTTAACACCTCCATGTCAGCTACAGACGTATCACCTGCTAGTACAGGGACAGGGGAAGCAACTGCGTTACTAGTTGCAATAGCCTCAGGGACAACTATGACAGGATCATCTGGCACTCCTGGAACTATAACAGTAAGAGATGCATCACAGTTTGCTAGTAGTGGATCTTTTATAATAAACAATGAAACTTTTACGTACACAGGTAAAACAGTAACAGGAGTTAGTTCAGCAACAGCCGATACTCTTACAGGTGTTACAAGAGCAACGTCAAACAGTGTTGCTGCAGATCACGCAGTAGGAGACATAGTGGCAGACTTATTTCCTCCTGCAGTATCAGGGGCTAAGTTTGTAGCAGCGTTTAAGGACCATATGTTCTACGCAGGTATGTCAAGCGCACCACAAGAGATAGTGTTTAGCTCACCGTTTGTTGAAGATGATTTTTCTGCAGCTCTTGGTGGTGGTAGCATAAAGGTTGACGACAAAATAGTAGGGCTTAAAGTTTTCCGACAAGATTTATTTATCTTTTGTGAAAACAGAATATTTAAGCTGTCAGGATCATCAAGTTTTGATTTTACAATGACACCTGTTACTAGAAACATTGGCTGCATAAACGGTAACACAATACAGGAATTTGCAGGTGACTTAATATTCTTAGGACCTGATGGTTTAAGAACAGTTGCAGGTACAGCTAGAATTGGTGACGTTGAGATTGGTACTATTAGTGCAAACGTACAGTCTATATTTGATGCCAATCTATCAAGTGCTTCTGAGTTTCAGAGTGTTGTCATACCTGATAGAACACAGTATAGAATATTTTTTACTAAAGATGGTACAGGACAAAACTCTACAAAAGGCATAGCTTGCGTACTAAAAGGACAAGCTTTTGAGTTTTCAGAACTACGAGGAATTAAACCTGCATCTACAGACAGCTTTGTAAAAGCAGGGGACGTTATAGTTCTACACGGTGACTACGCTAACGGTTACGTCTATAGACAAGAGCAGGGTAACACATTTGATGGCACAGCGATACTAGCAAAGTATAGAAGTCCTGACATGACATTTGGTGATGCAGGTATACGAAAGCACATGCAACGTGTCATTGTAAACTACGCACCTGAGTCAACCATAGACGCTGATTTATTTGTTAGATATGACTACGAATCAAAAGATTCAGCACGACCTGCAGCCTACGAGTTAGACTCACAAGACATAGCTGCGATATACGGAACAACAACATACGGCACATCATCCTCTGTTGTAGGCACATACGGAGGAGCATCACAGCCACTCTTCAGACAATCAGTAGAAGGCTCAGGGTTTGCTGTAGCATTAAGAGTAAATGACGGTGGAGAAACAGCACCGTATTCACTAAAAGGTTTTCAACTTGAATACCAAACAGGAGCAAGAAGGTAAATGGGTAATACATATACAAGACAGTCTTCATACTCTGACGGTGATGTTATCACGGCAGCCCACACTAATGACGAGTTTAATCAGTTATTAGCAGCCTTTCAAGCAAGTAGTGGACATACACATGACGGCACTGCTAACGAAGGT